CGCAGAGAAACAGGCTCAATGGAAAGCAGCAAATCCCCTGTTGGTTGGGGTAAGCGCAAAACCAGTTAACCGCCCTATTCTCTCGCTGAATCGCAAACCGAAATCACGAGTAGAAAGCGCACTAAATCCGATAGACCTTACGGTGCTGGCTGAATACCACGAACAGATTGAAAGCAACCTGCAACGTATTGAGCGCAAGAATCAGCGCACATGGTACAGCAGGCCACGCAGTGAAATGGGTGTGACTTGTTCAGGCCGCCAGAAGCAACGCGGAAAATCAATTCCAGCTTATTACGATTGAGGTGATATATGGAATTTCATGAAAGTGCGATTTATGATTTTCGCGCTAACGCAAATTCAGTAAAACCACAGCCAATTGCAGTTCTTTTTAAAACAATGGGTGCGTGGGCTGTTTTATGCTTCGCCGCTGATGACACTGACGCAAGAATGGCAATAGGCCAAGAGATGGAGATGGACCCGACAAACGATGAATTCATAATTTATGGCGCTCCATCTAATTACTTACTTGATACCTGCAACATTTACAACAAGGCTGCCTGATGGTGGCCTTTATTTTTGGCATAAACAACAGAGGCGAAGATGTTGACAGTTGGTAAATCATATTCAACTAAAAATGGAAAGACATTTAGTTGTGAAAAAGATATTGGAGAAGTAGACACTATCTTTCCATTTGGTGGATGGGTATACAATTCTGATGGAAGCAAAGACAGATTTGCATATTACACCAGAGGAGGTACTTATAAACTAACCAAATCAGAATATGATTTAATTATTTAGCACAGAGAAGCACTGTGTATTCATTCCAACGAGTGAATACACGGAGCAATGTCGCTCGTAACTAAACAGGAGCCGACTTGTTCTGATTATTGGAAATCTTCTTTGCCCTCCAATGTGAGGGCTTTTTTATATGCATACCAATAACGCTTCACTCGAGGCGTTTTCGTTATGCAATCAAACAGAAGGAGCATCCTATGCAACAGTTCGCTATTGCAGGGGCGGCATCGGTTCGCCCTTTCAACCCGATTTTATCGGTACAGCATTCACGAAAAAACATTTTAACCGGAGCAGACTTTAAACAACCAAGAATGAAAAGCTTGCTCGAAAAGCTTTGGGATATTTTGAAACAACAAGGCCGTCCATGAGTTTTACAGATAACTGGTCAGACGAAGAATTCATTCGTCAGATGAACAAAATGCTCAATCAGCACAAAGAACAGGAGAAAGATGATGATTCTGACTCTGAATGATAAGCGTGAAATATCGCAAATAATCGCAAGTTTTACTGATGAAGATTACGAACGAATCAACAGTGAAGTTGATCGCCTCTGCAAACGTTGCGACCCAATAAGCGAAATGCTTCGCTCATATAAACCAGATGAACACACTAAGGACGCTATCGACTGGCTGGAAGATGATGATTGTAACTATCAGGAAAAAGCCGCTGAATGGTTCTGGGATGCAATAACCGAAAGAGTTAAGGCTGAATATGCCTTCGCAATATTCAAACGCAGACATATTTATGGAGAAGCTGCATGAGCAATATCGTTGAATTCGTTAAACAGCAAGAGCAGTTATTCTGCGGAGCATTGACTGAACAGACGGTGACATGGGCTAAGGAAAGCCAGTTTGCAATTCAGTATTTCCAGAAAAACGATTACCTGGCTAAAACGGCACTGGCAAATCCAACTAGCGCACAGAACGCCATCATCAATGTTGCGGCGATCGGCATCACCTTAAACCCGGCCAGCAAACTTGCTTATCTAGTTCCGCGCGACGGCATGGTTTGCCTTGATATCAGCTATATGGGATTACTTCACCTTGCACAGTCGACAGGATCAATTAAGTGGGGGCAATGCAAACTGGTGTACTCAAACGACACCTATGAATCAAATGGCCTTGATTCAGCACCAACTCACAAATACAACGCATTTGGTGAACGAGGCTCTATTGTTGGTGGTTATTGCACGGTTAAAACAGCAGATGGTGACTACCTGACTGAAGAAATGAGTCTGGCAGAAATTAAAGCAGTTGAAGCAACGAGCAAGGCAAAGAATGGACCGTGGAAAACATTCTGGGAAGAGATGGCGCGTAAAACAATAGTTAAACGCGCCAGCAAATACTGGCCTAAAGCCCAGCGACTGGATAATGCCATTCACCTGCTTAACGAAGATGAAGGTATGCATCAGGAACCAGTTATGCCGCACAAATCAGAGGAAGATATCCGCGAAGATGAACGGAAACGCCAGCAGGAAATAATGGATAAAGCACAACTTCTTTGTGATGAAATGGCTCAGGCAGAAAACATGGATGATTTGAAGCGATATTTTGCAGAAGCATATCGCCTGACATCTGGAATGAAATTGCAGCAGAACGTACAAGCCATTTACATAGAATGCAAAGAGAAACTGGAGGTTGCCAGTGAGCAAACTGTATGAAATAGCCAATGAATACGCAAAGCTGATGGATTCAGATTTAGAACCAGAGATGATTGCTGACACAATAGAAGGCATGGAAGGAGAATTTACCGATAAAATAGAGCAACTTCTTGCCATTATTAAAAATGAATCTGGTTATGCTGAACGCCTCAAGGAAGAGGCAAAGTCACTGAATGAGCGAGCCGCAGTAATTCAAAATAAGATTGATAGCATTATGGCATATATAGCCTCATCGCTTGAAATGGTTGGCAAGAAAAAGATTAGAGCAGGTATTCACCAGGTAACAATCCGCAAACCGTCAGAAACTGTAGAAATCATCGACTCAAGCGCCCTTCCTCCTGAATACGTTGAGTTTGAAACGACAATTAAAGCCGACAAACTGGCAATCAAACACCAACTAAAAGCAGGAATAAATATCCCCGGCGCTCAACTCAAAGTTGGGAAACCTTCACTTCTTATCAAATAACGGTATCGACTATGAAAAAGACTCCATGGGAGAAATGGGAAGTCGATTTCTTGCGCGAAGTGGCGGCGACAATGCCAGTTGAAGTTATCGCTGAAAAACTGGAAAGGACTGAAAAAGCAGTAATGGCGAAAGCAACAAGGATTGGCGCTGACATTGTTAGCCGACTTCGTGGAAGACGATGGACAAGAGCCGAAGTATCACTTTTCGGTAAGTTCTCCGCAGAAGAAATAGCAATTGCAACCTGCCGCTCAATTTATTCAGTAAGAGCTATGCGATACAAGCTAAAAAAACTCGATGAAGAAAGAGCGGGCATACGAATAAATTAACAAAGAGGAATTTACCATGAGAGGACTTGCATACAATCCCGGCATTCTTCCGGCAGAAATGATTATTCGCCAACGCGTAAAGCCAATGCCATCGAGAGAGGAATTGCTTAAGAGAAATTCTTTTCCATCAGTGAATCAAAACAAATATCTGAATGCGATGTGGCGGAGTGGGAAGAAATGAAACAAATGTCACTAATTGAGATGGATGGTTTTCTGAAAGGTAAATGCATCCCACGAGATTTAAAGGTTAACGAAACAAACGCTGAGTATCTGGTGCGTAAATTTGCTGAAGCGGAGGCCAAGTGCGCGGCGCTGGCAGCGGAGAATGCGGGGATGAAGTCTGGCGCAATGGACGAAATCAAGGTTATCAACCGTGGAGGTCAGGCATATTGCGTAAAAGATGGAGTGCAAGTTAATCCCATGTATGCAAGAGGGTGGAATGACTATCGCGCAAAGTCTCTGCAATCAGACACCCCAGCCACCGATGCTTTCCTGGCTGATGTACGGGCACAGGGCGTGGAGATGTTTGCTGAGTGCGCATACACACTTGAACATCATGATCACGCAGTAGCCTTCGCCGCTGAGCTTCGCAAAGGAGGCAACCAGTGAGTGAGTCAAAATGCCAAATTAATGGCAACAAGATAGAACCGTGCGCGGCGTTGGCAAAATCTCTCGAATATGGAAATCCAACATTCAAGAGTAAAGGCATATTTATCCCGGAGCGTGTGAACATAAACACCGGCGAGTCATGCATAGATATTGCTCAAATTCACTCGGGGAAATATATCGGTCGTGGCGTTGCAATGTGCTTTTGCCCGTTCTGTGGTGAAAGTTTGAAAACGTGGGAAGCGGAGGCAGCCAGTGAGCAAAATTGACCATCAGGCACTGCGTGAGGCGGCAGAGCAGGCAATGCATGACGACTGGGGATTTGACGCGGACCTTTTCCATGAGCTGGTAACACCATCGATTGTGCTGGCACTGCTGGATGAACGGGAAAGAAACCTGCAATACATCAAAAGCCGCGATCAGGAGAACGAGGATATTGCGCTAACGGTAGGGAAGCTGCGTGTTGAGCTGGAAGCAGCAGAGAAGCGCAACGCAAAATTACAAAGCGAGAATGCATACATCCGCAACCGGTACAAAGAACTGGACCTGTTAATCGGGAAAAACATTCTGGTCATGCAGGCTGCCATTATCGAATGGCAGGCAACTGGCGACGCTAAGAGCGGACTGGCATGGATTTATAACACACTGTTTGGCCCTGGCGAATTGCCGGACGAATCTGAGAAAGATGCTCAGGCCTACTTTAATCGCAAATATGCACCGATTGACGAAAAGCTTATGGAGCTTCACAAGTGGTTTTGGGAACAAAGTGAAGCCGAGCGCGCCGCAGGCATTCGCATCAAAGGAGAGTGATATGACCACTATGAACAGAGAAGAACAAAAGCAAGTTCTCATAGATACAGCTAAACACATAATCAATCGTGATAATACTTCACCATATAGCGAAAATCTTAGGGAACTGGCACGAATTGCACTGTCCTCGCTTGAGGCAGAACCAGTTGGTGCATTCCACATTGCTGAACAGCAAGTTGACGGCACAAGTGACTATCTCAAGGATGGAGAATGGCCTATTGATAATGGGATTATTGAAGTCTACGCCGCCCCGCCAGCGACGGTATCTGTGCCTGATGAAATCTACGCAGAGCTTTATCAATTGCGCGAAGAAGTTAAAGGTCCAGATGGATTCAATACCTGGCGCGATGCTGCGACAGCCGAAAAGGTATTGCGCTTAAGCATAGAGCGTGATGCTTTGCGCTATCGTTTCCTGCGAGACAAGGATGCTTTCGGTGATGAAAACGAACCTGGGCTGGCTAGTTGGGGTGACCTGGCAGAGATGGAATATAACGAGTTTGATGCTAATGTGGATGCGAGAATGAACAACTCAGACATACCGCGATACAGCATCACGCAAGCGCAGATGATAGAGAATGATGTAGCTGCATCAGAAAAGAAAGCCCCAAATGAAAGGTATAAACAAATTTCAGATATCGACTATCTTGGTGCCATGAGCGCTTTTCATTCAGATAAGTGGCATAAGATGGGGTCTATTACTGGATATATGCATGGCTGGAATGCCTGCCGCGCCGCCATGCTTCAGGGTAGCCAACCTGTAAGCCAGAATTACAAGTTGAACAAGCTGTCGGGCAACTCTCCGGTAACTCCGGATAGTTGGATAAGCTGTAGTGAGCGAATGCCAGATGATGGTCAGCACGTAATTATTTTATGTGATGGCGCATTCGTTCTTTATGCGCAATATCGAGACGGAGAGTTTTTCGATATTGTCCGCAATGGTGATGAATTTTTCGAAACACAGAGTCGCAATGTAACCGACTGGATGCCGCTACCAGAACCGCCGCAGCAGGATGGTGAATGATGCCGCCAGTTAAAGTTGTGATCATCACTTTGGTGATGATAGTGATTGCGAGAATCATGTCTGGTGAAATTGGGTGGATATGGTAATGGCTAAGGCAGCAGCAGAGCGCAACTAACAATCCTCGCATTCGCGGGGATTTCTTTTATCTGAACTCGCTACTGCGAGTTTTGTTTTATGGAGATGATAAATGTACTTCCGAGTCACAGGTGAATGGAATGGAGAACCATTCAACAGAGTTATCGAAGCGGAGAGCATCAATGACTGCTATGACCACTGGATGATATGGGCGCAGATAGCACATGCAGACGTAACCAATATTCGAATTGAAGAACTGAAAGAACACCAAGCCGCCTGATGGCGGTTTTTTATTGGAGACAAGAAATGTCA